TCAGCGTGCCATCCTCGTTAAAGGTAGCCTTATCACGGCATTTGTACAGTGCATAGTCCACATCGGTACAGCCTGCGCCGATGAGTGCGGTGCTCAGTGTGTAGGTTTGCTTGTCCTGCGCGCGGCCTGCTTTTTCGTCTGCCAGTTCTCGTTGCAACGTAGACACATCAACTTTTTGCAGTTCGGCGATGGTGCCGTTTGCGGTGGTAAGCTGACCGGATACGTTTTGGTATGTTTCCATGTCCACATAGCGCTTGGACAGCGCTTTGCTGACCTCTTCCGAGACAGATGTAAAATCAATTGTTCCATCGTCTTTGGCCTTGCACTTGGCAAGGATTTTAACGAGCCATTCGGGCATATAATCAATCCTCTCTTAAAAATGGGTATAAAAAATAAGCCTGTTTTACGTCTGTGCTTTAAGACGCGCTTAACCCTGCGCAGGGAGATGAAGGGTCACCGCCTTTCAGTTCATCGGTTTGTAAGTCTCAGCAAAAATATCCGGTTTGCATGGATAGAGTTCACCTTTTACGCCGCGAATGATGTAATCACCAGTTGATACATGGTGTTCACCCTCGAGCGTGTGAATGTACAATTCACCCTGCTTGAAGTACAAGACGTCGGATTTATAGGCTGATACCGCCCAACCGGGGGCATAATACTGGCCGTCACTTGTCATTAAGTCACCGTCATATTTAAATGCGTCAATGACAACCGGCTTTTTTCTGTATTTTGGCATGTTTAATCCCTCCTTCCCACATAACGACAGCGCCTGTCGTATGGGTCCCACGCGCCACACCTTTCATGCTGACAATCAGCCTGTTTGTAGGTGTAGTGTGTAACCTGCTGTACGTCAGTCACATTGTCGGAATCATCAGCAAATTCCTGTTTAATCTGGACTATTTCTGTTTTTTCGCTTAAATTGTAAGGACATTTCATCGGTATCACCTCCTAAAAATGAGCATAATATAACCGCCTGCAACATGTGCGGCGGTTATATCTGAGACAAAATAAAGTCTTTTAAGATTTCCATGCCGAAGATACCGGCTTGTTTGGCTAAGCGTTTAATCTTGGCGGATGCGGTTTCGCTGGCTTCGATGCCAGCCAACTGCTCCACATATTCCACACCCTTGCCAGTCAGAAATACATGGTCACGTTTTACTGCGTAGAGCTTGCGTGCGTTCATCTCATTCGGCGGATTGGTGATTAAGCCCTGTATATAACCCTCGTTTTGGAGCTTTAGCAGAGCGGCGTTAAAGGCCAGCTCAGAAATGTCGACGCTATGCCAATCGACTAGGCGCATATCGGGCACATCTTTTTGATACTCCGAGTAGAGGGCGTATAGAACTTGATGCTTTGTGTCGTTGGTCATCCTATTGCAATCTGCCTTTCAGCGGGACAATTCTCCGAGGTAATAATTCTATGCAGATGTCTAAATAAAAAGCGTTCCGCTATCTTTTGGTTATCGTTATCCGCGAGTTTGGAGAGGGTAAACTGTTGCGTAGATTTGTTATATGAGACTTCGCCGCTTAGCTTTTTGCTTTCAAAGCCATAAGCATACGCAACGGTATTTGAATCATCTAATATCTTCTTAACAAACCACCACATTTATTTCATCTCCTCAATTAATTTCTTCGCCCAATTATGATATCGATTCGCAATTTCATGCGCGGTTTCGTAATCATAGCCATAAAGTTTCATTTGCGTCAATTCAACAAATTCATGTCTCAGCATGATTAAGTCTAATTCTGTACCGTTTCCGTGAGTTAATCTATCCCACGCCTGTACTTGGTCGAAATCAGAGTCGAAGCGCTTGACAGAGCCATCCGCAAAATGATGCTCTTTAATAAACATGTGTTCTTTAATGTCTCGGATAGCTTTTTCGGTGAACGGGGTGTTTTGTGCTATACGTTTAACATCTGTTGTTCTGTGGCGAATTTCTTCGTACATCAAATCCGCATGCCTGTTCTGCCAGCCCTCTGTCTTCTTGGCTCCCGTATTTATTATACCACTTTTACCGCTAGGATACAACCATTTATCCAATGCGGGATTATCGCCGCCGTTTGCCCAATCCGCCAATTCCTCTGCAATCTGGTCATAGCTCTTAGGGATAACGGCCACAAGCGTACACATGCCGTTTGGATGGTCGAGCGGCACGGCATCTTTGTCAAATAACTGCCCGTCCCGTGACGCGCACAGGGGACACACACGGCCGCCGTTGGATGCCAGCCACTTGTACTTTTCCACAAACGGATTATCTTTCGTGGCACGCTGAAAAGCCAGTTGGTATGCGTGTGTGATGCTGGTACGTGCCAACCGCTGGGCGTTGTAGTCCACCGTCTTATATACACCCGGATACACCTTTGACCAGTCAAACGGCTTTCGCGCGGAGGGGTTGAGGTATCGCTCCAAGTCTTTAGCTAAGTCATAAGCCGACTTTTGCGCCATAATACCCTGATTGATGATGTACTGAATGTCGCGGTCAAACTTGCCTTGATAGTTCCAAAGCCGCTCAGACAGGCCGCGAAAATCCTTGTAGATACCGCCGGACAACAGCTCATTGACCACCGATTGCGGAATGCTTGAAAAGACATCCGAAAACCGCTCGGACAGTCCGGGGGCGATTGCGCTCCACAGTGTCATTTCGGCCTGTACAACGGAGGTTGCAATAGCCAGCATGTTTCCTGTCACAATATCGACAATGCCATTGGTGAGGTCTGTAGCGGCGCTCCGCAGGACTTTAGCATAATCATCAAGCCAGCGATAACCGAGCGTGTTTGGATTGTATTTTTTCAGCCGCTGTTCTAAGTCGGCCGCAATCTCACGGTACAGCGCGGCAATCTGCTTTTGCTGGTCTTTTGTAATGCGTATTCGTTCGCGCTGTATGCGCCGGATGGCATCGAGGTACTGCTCGATATGGCCATTTGGCATTATTCATCACCGCCGGTATCGTCTTCTTCCACATCCTCAATCATGCCCTCGTAGCTATCCTCCAAGAGCTGGCGTTCAAGGGCAATCTGTTTCAATTCTTCGTCGGCTTCTTCGGCAGACAGTCCTTTGTGGGCGTTGCCGCCCCACTTCATCAGATAGGATTTACGGGAGCGTGTCTGCGTGTTGACCTCCTGCATGTCCAGCGTGCGTTCTTCGTCCTCATCCTCCGGCAACGGGTATTGGTTATCGATGGTTACAATATGCAAAGCTGGCTTGAAATCGCCATACACTTTGCGCAAGGGAGGGAAGACCTCAGCGGCGTATAAAATGAGTTCGGTCAGCCATTCCAGTGCTGGGCGCCAGACGTTCATTTTCTCCTCACATCGGCAGATGAGCGGCCAATAGAGCGCCTTTAAGCCCTTGCCGCTGGTAATCAGCGACTTGGTGCTTTCTAAGTCCAAATCCGGCACGCCCAGCGCGTCGCCCATGCTCTGTTTGAGGTTGGACAGTGTGTCGGCGTAGGCGGTAGCATAATTAAAATCGTTGGAGATTGTGCCAACCTGTACGTTTGCTTGGTTTGTATCACCGGCCTGCGAAATATCCCCTTCAACGTCCCAAATGGAACCGGGCGCCGTGGTGAATTTTTCAAAGCATTTTGGCTCCACACCGGACATCCAGATAATCTGATTCATGGACTTGCGCAGGCTGTCCAAATTGGCCGAGCGCATTTTGCTATACCAGCTATCCTCAGACTGGATGGTTTCGACATCACTTTCGCCGTCTGTCTCGCCGGACAGCCCGTCGTTGATAATGACATATGCCGGAATGCGGCCAAGCCCCGTATTGTAGTCCTCATGGCGAACCTCGACCGGTTTGCCGTTACCATCCGTAATTCGCTCCGACAACAGGCAAGCGCCATTTTCCATTCGGTACTTTTGTACCCAAATGCGCTGGCGTTCGCGCTCCTCATCGTCCTTTAAAGTGTAAAAAAAGACAATCTTATTGAGCTTGTCCACATCGTCCAAATCAGTTTCAAAGACGAACGAATCTGCCGGTACAAACAACAGGCCGATATTGTCCTTGTCGATGTTGGCCTTGATGGCTACGCGTCCGCCGATGAAGCAATCCTTTGCTCCCTTGATGAGCTTGTCACCCCACAAGTTGGCTTTTAATACGGCATTGACATAATCCTGCATGGCGGATTCGTTGACCTTACCGTTGTCTTTCGTGGCGGGTTCGTCTGGGCAGGAAATTTTATGCTCCGGTGTTTTGCCAAACAAAAATTGAGCCTGCTTTTTGATGAGCTTTTTAACCTGATTAGATTGGAGTTTTGCTGGGGTAAAACCATCCGTGTGGTCGCACTGAAACTCTGCACCGTGCTCATAAATGTGGTACAAGCGCTCGATTTGTCCAAGTTTTTTGAGCGTGTCATAGCCGTAAGGGCCATACAGCTCGGCTTGTATAAAGGCTGGTATCATGTGTATCACCTCCCGTATTTTAAATCTGAATAAATGCCATACCGGATGGCATCCTGCACATCATCATTTTCCTTGACCGGCTCATCCGCGTTTGGCTTCCAAACGTAAGAATAGATTTCCTTCGGAAACTGCTGTACACCGGAGCGGAGGATGAACAGCCGCTTTTGCTTATATAGGCTTGCCACCTCAGCGATACCGGCCAACACATCTTTGCGTGCATAGATGGCGCGCAGGCCAGCGATACGCATTTGCTGGATTAAATCAGGCCGCGCCGAATCGCAGTAAAAGTTGACGTCGCCGCACTGCTCCTTGATTTGCTTGCCTATGTTTATCCAGTCGGCAATGTGGCGGTGCTTCGCCGCCCATTCGCGGCACAGGTAGTACTTGCCATCGTCCGTAACACCTATCAGGACAAACGCCCCGTAGTGCTCCCAGCCAAAGTCCACACCGACAAAATGCCGAACAATGTTGTCGGGCAGTTTGTCCACATAGTGGATACGCTGGTCAAAGTCGGGATACACCGTGCCGGATGCCGATACCCAAGCGCCGTTGATGTCGCGGTCATAAAACATACCGGATGGCGTGGAATCTTTGATTGACTGCACATAGCGTTCAGTCAAGAAGGTATTGTCCTCCAATGTCCACGGAAACTGCACAATCGTTTTGCCGTCGGCCTTGTCGATGTAGTCCTTTTTGAGCCAGTGCTCGGGGTTATCGGGGTTGGTGTCAATCAGGATTCGTGCACCAGTACCGGAGCAACGGGACTTTATCTCGTTAAACACCTCCTGATTGGCAACAGAACCCTCGTTGATATATGCGCCGTAAGCCGTCATACCGCGAATGCGCCCCAAGTCATTAATCTTGGAGTGACCAAAGCAACACACCTGTACACCAAACAATTTAAAACGGTTGTGTTTGTCGAATTGAAACTCTAAATCATACTTGTTTTGTAGCTCTGTGAGGATGTTGCGCTGAATTGCGCCAAGGTCGGATGCGGCAAGTATGTACTGTGGATGGGCGACGCTCTCTCGCTCTGCAATACTGTGTACACGTTTAAGCTCATATAAAAATAAGTCATTATCTACAACGGTTTTACCAGACCTCTTAGCCCCATGGTTAATGAGCATGAAGTAATCGTCATACATGGCGCGCCGGAGCACTTGCAATTGCTTTTTGTGGTAGAGGTCATTTAGGCTCATCGTTCAGTGCTCCTTTCAAGGCGGACAAATACTCGTCTATTTTGTCTTCGGGTGTCTTTTCGGTCTGTATCAACTTTTCACGCCGTAGCTCGAAAAACAGCTTCATTGCCTGCACATCGCCTTGCTGACACTTACGGGATAAGGCTTTCCAGACCATGCCCAGCTCGGCATCGGCGTACTGAGATACAAGCCCGTTTACAATGGCGACAAAATCGGGATTGCGAAGCCAGCGGTACAGCGTACTGGGCGATATACCGGCGGTGCGTGCAATATCTTCTTTTGTGCCGTCAAAGGCCGGATTTGCAAGGCATTCTGCCGCAACAACCATTCGCGAATCGAGGACTGTTTTTCTGTCATTTTCTGCCACGTCACCACCTCTCTCAAAATGCGATTTAAAGTATCAAAAAAGCACCCACCCATAAAGGCAGATGCTGAACTGTCACGCGACTTTGGCCGCGTCATTGATGATTACGGTATCAGACCGGTCAATTTGCATTTTTTAAAGCTAATGGAGTATCGACAAAACAAATAGCTAACGAGTAAATTTTAATTTAGCCCAAAAGAACCCGATGAAACAAAAAGGCTTGGAGAGACACGCCGGATTTGCACCGATACGCACTAAGCTGTTGCTTTGCGATGTCTCGTAGAGGATGATAGTTGCATCCATCACCCTCACAGCATATGTCCGCAAACATATACTGCGATTAACAAAACTAGGGCAATGCTACACCATCACCCTTGCAAAAGCATGTGCTTTTTTTGCCGTGGTGAGACAGGCAGGATTTGAACCTGCGCTATCTTGCTTAAAAGGCAAGTGCTTTACCAGCTAAGCTACTGTCTCACATGTCGGACGACGCTCGAGGATTTCAGCCCGCCGCCCTTAATATTTAGCGTCCGGCTTGCACGGATGGAAGCTATCCAGCATTTTGCGGTGGTGCCTTGCGTCTGTTTGCCACCAAGTAACATGTTACTACCACATTGCGCAATTGTGGATTTTTTGCTGATAGCAGGGCTTGAACCTGCTTTTACTTTGCGTTTTACCTCGTTAAACTATATCAGCATGCTTGCTCGTCTTTCCGAGCCGTCAGACTATACCGATTGAGTCGAAGTCAAAAAAACGAAAGGAGGGAATCAATGAAAGTATGTAGCATTCCAGTGGTGGCCGAACATTGCCCCGTCCGGCCAATAGGGTGTGGTGGGTAAGTGTAAAAAAGATTATTATTTTTCGTTCTTCAAACTTTTTACAAATACATCATATCACAGGTGCAATGTGACATTCTATGACATCCAACGCCTGCGAATGTAGTCGGTGAATATGCCGCCAAGCATAATGCATTTCATCCGCAATTCGCTCAAACGTCTGCCCATGTATGTACCGCCGCTCAAGCAACTCTTGTAAAGTTTCATCCGCCACGCTTTTGATAGCTTGTTGGATATCCCGTCTTAAATCAACCAGCCGGTCGATATCCCCGTTCATTTCGCGCTCCAAACGGTCGATGTTCTCCACGGCCATTTCTAGGCGATTTACGCCCCCGTTGCCTTTAGGCATGTCCGTATACTCCTGCGTGATTTTCTTCGCCATATCGCGCCATTCTTCGCATTCTGCGAGCTTTAAATTGATACGCCGGTCAAGTGCCTTGTATTGTTTAAGATATTTGATTTTATCTTGGTTGGTCAATACTCAGTCCTCCCATCCCAGCATCCAGTTTGGCGATACACCCAACGCCCGGCATAACAGCTCAAGCTTCTCGGTGACCGGGTCTGTACCGGTTACCAGATAATTGTGTATCGCGCCCTCCGGTAAATCGGTTTTGTCTGCAAGCTCTGATGCAGTCATGCCTTTATTGGACATTGCCAGCTCAAGCCGGCGCTGAAATACTGTTTTGTAATATTTTGGCACGGTTGCTCCCTCCTCATCGTCATAATCTGCGCTTTGTACGCCCATCAAGTAGTTAGGCGATACATCAAGCGCATTGCAAAGTTTTTGCAGTAAAGACACTTTAGGTTCCGACCGCCCAAGCCTGTAGTTTATTATGGTGTCAATATTTAAGCCGGCGCGTTCGGATAACGCTGTACAAGTTATATTCTTTCTGTCCATTATTTGTTTTAATCGACTTGAAAATTCTGTTTGAATGCTCATGGCCTATTCCTCCAAAATTATCATATCTTTACCAAGCGCATACCCGTATTCGCGATTTGCACCTTTACTGTCTTGCCAGCCGCGCGTCATGTAGATGGCATCGCACATATCAAGTAGGGTAAAGGACACGCGCATATATTCTGCGTAAGTAGTTTCGGCAGGCATCATGGAGTTGACCGCCGCAGGGTTAAAGACAGTGTGTCCGTCCAATATCAATTTTTCTTCGGCGGCTTTAAACCGCTCCATGTAATCGGTTGTGCCGGTGATTGCACCGGATAAATATATTTTCATTGTTATTCCTCCAACAATATTGCTTCCGCCAACTCTACAAACTCTGTTCCAATCGCGGCGAACACCAGACCAATCCAAAAGATAGGGTAGGCGATTATTTTACGTATAATGGTCATTCTTCTTCACCTTCCGGCAAATCTTCAACGTTGCAAACGCCATCTTGCGCCGCCATGAATTTTTCAAAATTTGTCTTTACAAAATCCATTGTACCGACCCAGTACCCTGTACGCGCATGGGTCAAGTATATTTTTGCGTCTGGTAAAAGCGTGTTGCTATCGGTGTAAAAGTCAACATCGTTGATGGTTATTTTCTTCCCGTATCGCAAGCACCTGTACGGCTTATGGGTTTTAAGTTTTGATTTTGCTATCCAGTATTTTTGCTTGTATTCTGGCGCATTTCTAAAGGCTTCAAAGTCATCGCAAGTGCCGTCCTCGTTAGTATTAATTGCTTCGCGACAGCACGCATCATCTTTGTAATATTTGCATTCATCGTTATAGCAGTATACTATCATTTGTTTTCATCCTTTCTAAGTTCTTGGGCTGTTCGGCCACACCACTTGCACCGATACCCAAAGCCTTTTACATACACGATTTTGTGTTTGAACCATAGCCAGCAACGGTTTTTCATCGGTTCTCCTCCTTGATTTTTTTGATTCTCGCCTTGAGACTGTCCATCAAAGCGTTTTGTACATCGCCCTTATCGTCCAATACAGCCAAAACATCCATGTCGCGGCTGTCCTCGGTCACAAGATGGTGGATAACAACTGTCTCTGACTGCCCTTGCCGATACAGACGGGCGTTTGCCTGTTGATACAGCTCCAAAGACCAATTAAGGCCAAACCAGATGATTTGATTTCCGCCAGCTTGTAGGTTCAGCCCATAGGCCGCGCTGGCTGGATGGGCAAGCAGTACATCAATCTCGTGATTGTTCCATGCGTCAATATCCGCCGAAGATTTTAGCTCGCCGACGCGTAGCCTTAATTTTTTAAGCGCCTTTATGATGCGGTCGCGGTCGTGCTGGAAATTGTAAAACGTCAGAACCGGTGCGCCGTTTGCCGCTTCGATTAGCTCCAAGTAGGCGTCCAGCTTGCAGTCGTGGATGGGTATTACTTTGTGGTCGGCATCGTACACAGCGCCGTTGCAGATTTGCAGTAACTTATTCGACAGCGCGGCGGCGGATTGTGCGTCTATGGTGTCATCGTCCACCTGCAACAGCAGTTCGCGCTCCATCTGCTCGTACTGTTTGCGTGCTTTGGTATCCAGATGTACATGCACAACGTTATCCACTCGCGGCGGCAGGCTTAAATAATCCTGTGCCCGTAAGCTGATGCAGATGTCGGATATATGCTCTTTAATGCTGTCCTCCGAATCCTCCATCGGTTTGTACGTAAATATCTGCTGTGCATTGCGCTTGTCCGGCAAAAAGTAATTGCGCCGGTACTCGGAGATGGTTTTGCCGAGCCGTGCGCCGCCGTCCAGTAGGTAAATCTGTGCCCACAGGTCAATTAACCCGTTCGGCGCCGGCGTACCGGTTAAACCGACAATGCGCTTGATGTGCGGCCGGATGGCCTTTAATGCCCGAAAGCGTTTTGACCTGTAGTTTTTAAAGCTGGACAGCTCATCAATCACAACCATTTCAAACGGCCACGAATTTTTGTAATAGTCCACCAGCCACGCAACGTTTTCGCGGTTAATCACATACACATCCGCTGGTGACGCCAGCGCCCGAATGCGTTTGGACAGACTGCCAAGCACCGGCATAACTCGTAAAAGTCTTAGGTGCTCCCACTTAGCCGCTTCGCGCGTCCAAGTATCCTCAGCAACCTTTTTCGGCGCGATGACCAGCGTCTTGCCGATGGCAAACCGGTTATACCGCAGGTCGTTGATGGCGGTCAGAGTAATCACCGTTTTGCCTAAACCCATATCCAGCAACAGCCCCAAAGCGGGGTCTGAGATGATGCGGCCAATGCAATAACGCTGGTACTCATGCGGCACAAACTTATTCACAATCAAAATCTCCTGTCCGCACCGGCCATAAAGTTAATTGCTCCAAAAAAGGTTTTACTTTGTCGGGGCTGTCCACTAAGGCGGCAAAACACCCCTTTTGCCGCAGGGCGGCGATTTGGTTTTTTTGCAGTGGTCTTAACGGTTTGCCCGGTTGCTTTAATTCGCAAAAGCCAATCTTATTGCCCGGCAGTACGACAAGCCTGTCCGGCACGCCTGCGTTACCCGGCGAAACAAACTTATACGCTTTACCTCCCATTCGTTTTGTCTCTTGGACAAGTCTTTGTTCAATATCTTTTTCCAGCATTTTACTCATTCCTTTCATTTTTGATGTCTACAAACCTTTGTAGACGCCACAAACCCAGTAACCACGGGGCTTTGCGGGCATTTTGTCTAAGATGTCTACGTAAATCCCTTATATTACTATACGCGTATAGCGTACGCGGGCGCTGATTCTCTATTTTCTCTCTTTTTTATTTATAAATAGAAAAGTTTGTAGACAATGTAGACAAATGCCCTTAAGCCCAGTGTTTATCGGGCTTCGCGCCGCCTACAAAGTCCGTCTACAACCTGTCTACATTAAAAAGTTTGTAGACATTTACTCTTTTCGTATCCGGCGGAATCCTCTTTGCAAACCATAAAGGGTGCCATATCTCGCTGAGGTTTTATCCCTTTCCCAGCCGTCCAAATTTTCCAAAATGCTATTTATTTCCACCGCATCTTTACGTTGCATCTGCTTAATATCCCCTTTAAAGGCTTCGCACCATACCTCTGCCGCGCAGATTCGGTCGCGCTCCACGGAGCCTTCCGCCGCCCCGAACGCGTTTCCCCAGTATGTAAGCCTTTCGGCCAATGTACGTTTCTGCCAGTCCTCTGGGAGCTTTCTCTCCACAAATTCCCGAATGATGCCCTCGCGCGGACTAATCTCTCTGTGGTCTTCCTGCTGTACCTTGGCTTCCTCTTCTGCGGCACCTTCCAAATAAAGCTTCTCCCCGCACTGCCAGCACACAAAGGCTTCCGCCCAAATTTGGTCGCGCTCTGCCGCCAAGTCCTTAAAGACACTCTTTGTCGGCCCAGTCACATCCAAGTCCAGCGGCCACCAGCGCCGCCCACCTGTGTGGTCGCGCAGATAATTGTGGTCGTTGGTTGTACCAATAAATATACACTGGCGCGGAT